AGTTCAAATGAAGATGAAGATTGTACGTGTGAATATTGTCAACTTGCAGAAGAATATATACCATACGTTGTTGAAACTAAATCACCTCAAGAATTATTTAATGTTTTACGTGAGTTGATTTCTGAAGCTAGTAATCTTACAGTTATAGACTTTCTAGAAAGAGAAATCGAGAATAATGTTGAATTAGTACATAGATTAAAATACGGTTTTGACGAATAATAATTAATTTGATAATAGGTATCACGATATGATCGTGCGCTATCTCCTGAATATTTTTATATTTACTAAGGAGGTTATTAATATGGAATTCATGTTAGAAGAAGAAATGAAAAGTACGTTGTTGGATAAAGTTGAAAAGGAATTATTTAAAGATAGGATTATTTATCTAAATGAGGATATTAGTTCTTATACTATTGAAGGAATTGTACCTTTAATTCATCGCATTAACAAAGAAGATGAAGAATCAGGAATTGAACCTGAAAATAGAAAACCTATTCACTTACATATTACATCTTATGGTGGATCTGCTTATGATGGATGGCAAATCGTAAGTACAATTGAAAATTCTAAGACTCCTGTTTATACATATGTTGAAGGATATGCTATGAGCATGGCATTACCTATTTTCTTATCTGGAAAGAAACGTTTCTTAGGTAAGTATGCTACCCTCTTATATCATGAATTACGTGGTGGAGCACATGGCACAAGACAAGAAGTGAAACGCTTGGATAAAGAGTATGATAGATTACAGAAAATTTATGATGATTATATTATTTCTAAATCAACTATTACCCAAGAAATTTTAGATTATCATCAAGAGAAAGTTTCAGATTGGTATATTGGATTAGAAGAGTCAACTCAATATAAACTATTTGATGAATTAATTTAATATCTTAAGAATTCTTATTCGACTTATCAAATTTTTTGGTAAGTCGTAATAAGGGTTTTTTGTGAATGAAAGGATGGTGAGGAGAATTGACGAAGAAATCTAATTCTGCCACTAAGCAATGTTTAAAATGTAGAGAAGTGAAGCGTATTGAGAATTTTTATATGTCCAATTCTCCAAACCACTCTGATGGTAAATACCCAGTTTGTAAAACATGTATTAAAAAAAACTTAAAGTTAACTAATCCTACCTCTCAAGAAGCAATTGAATCGGTAAAAGAAGTATTACTTGAAATGAATCGTCCATTTATATATACCCAATGGCTCAGTTCAGTTGATGAGTCAGAGAGAACTGGCAGAGAATTATTTGGAATGTATTATAAAAATATAATTCTCAACTTCAAATCATATGGTTGGAAAGATAGTGAATTTGAAGCAAAGAATGTTGAAAATGAAATTATAGATAGTTCAAAAACAGAGATACAAGACGCAGTGATTGTTAATAATCGTGATAAAGATGATGTAATAAGAATGCTTGGTTATGATCCTTTTGAATATGAAAACAATGAAGATAAGAACCATCTATATAGTGATTTAGTAAATTTCTTAGATGAAAGCACATTAGAGGACGGTTTTAAACTACAAGCAGTTATTGAGATTGTAAAAGGATTTAATCAAATTGATAAAATAAATCAAGCAATTACTAATATAACAAATGATATAAATAAATTAGCAACGAATTCAGGTGGGATAAAATCACTTATCGATTCTAAGAAGAATATTCTTGCATCATTGATTAAACTTGCTGAAGATAATGGCTTATCTGTAAAGCATAATAATCAAAAAAGTAAAGGTGCTGGTACTTTATCAGGTATTATAAAAACTCTTCAAGAAAAAGGTTTCGAAGAGGGTGAAGTTAATTTATTTGACATTGAAACTGCAAAAGGAATTAGACAAGTTGCTGATTTAAGTAATCAAAGTATAGTTGCACAATTACAATTTGATGAAAATGATTATACAAGTATGATTATGGAACAAAGAGAAATTATTCAAGAATTAGATTCAAAAGTAATGAAACTTGAAGAAGAAAATCGTCTACTTAAAAAAGAAATAATTAAATATAGAAAGTTAGAAAGTGATACTGATGAGTAAAGAAAACTTATCACAAAGGAAAATAGATGGTTACTTAAAATTAGCAGAAATTATCCAATGGGGCAGAAAGAATCCCGTAAAGTTCGTAGAACGATTTTTCGGTATGGAATTATTAGACTATCAAAAATATGTATTTATGGAAAGTTGGTATAAGCAATATGTACTTTGGTGTATGGGAAGAAATAGTGGTAAAACTACACTAGGTAGTCCTTTTATAATGGCCAAAAGTTTATTAATACCAAATTTTCAAGCTTATATTCTTGCTGGTGTAGGTTCTCAATCACAAGAGATGTTCCTTAAAATAGAGAAGATTGCTAAACGGGAAATTGCATCTTTTACTGGATTAACAGACGTTTTCTATAATGAAACGGTTAAGAGTGCAGCTAATACTGACGGTTTCACTCACAATCCTGCATCATTTCAATACAAATTATACAATGGTTCAATCGTAAACTCTTTGAACGGCTCCTTTGATAACAACCGTTCTAAACGTTCAAATTTGAATTTTTACGATGAATCAGGATTTGCTCCGGATGAACTATTTACAACTTCAGAACCATTTGCGGTTCAGAATAGTGACTTCCGTTTAGGTGGAGATGTTGATGTTACATTATTTCCTAAACAAATGCCAAATCAATTAATATATGCTTCTTCTGCTTCATCAACTGATACATATTTTTTTAGAAAATACTCAGATTTTTCAAAGAAAATGTTTTTAGGTGATAAGAGATATTTTGTTGCAGATATAAGTTCTGATGTAGTTATAAATGCTACATTTAATGGAAAATTATACCCTGTCTCCCTTCTATCTCAAGAAACTGTTGATGCAGCTATGCGTGAAAATAAAGAGAAGGCAATGCGTGAGTATAAAAATATATTCACAACTGAAGGTTCAGATCAACAAATAGTAAAACGTGCAATGATTATCCGTAATTCTGAATTAAGACCTCCAGTATTGGCTAACAATGGTGGACAGAAATTTATAATGGCAGTTGACCCTGCTCGTAGTAACGATAACTCAGTTTGTACTATTGGTGAAATTTATTTAGATGAAAATGTTGGGTATAAACTAAGAATCGTAAATAACGTAAGCTGGACAGATTTAGAAAAGAAAAAGAAAACCCCAATGAAAACACCTGACCAAATTAAAGATTTCAAAAGAATGTTGCTTAATTATAACGGGCTACAAGCTGCAGACTATGAAAATATTGAAAGAATATTAATTGACTCTGGTGCAGGTGGAGCAGGTATGAGTGCTTGGGGAGATGGATTGCTTGAGGATTGGAAAGATAATAAAGGCATTACGCATAGAGGTTTGATTGATGCAACTCATGATGAATATCAAACTTATATTCGTAAATATCCTAATGCTGTTGATAAAGTACGTCTTTTATCTCCGAAGAAATATAAAAATGAAATGTTTGAAGCATTAATTGAAATGATGAAGTTGGATTTAATTTCATTTACTGAAAACTATGATTATAAAGGTGAACTTATTTTCAATAATGAAAATGGAAATGCGACTAGGCATAAATTAACTTCAGATGAAGAACTCTCATTAATAAATATTGATATTGCTAAAGAAGAGTTAGTAAGTATTTACGCTTTTAAGAGTACGAATGGTAGTGTTAGATATGATCTACCTCCAGACAAACAAAGCAAAATCGGTGATGACCGTGCATATACAATAGCTATGTTAGCGTGGTACTTACAACAATTAAGAAGACAAAATATTACTAATAAAAAGAAATCAGATACAAATGCTTCTCAGTATTTCCTTGCACGTAAACCAAAAATTTAACATAAAGGTGGTGAAACAATGACAGAAGAAAATAAATCTCCTGAACAATTAAAAAGAGAAAATCAGTTAAAGCAATTCGCTCAATTGCAGCAAATGCGTTTAATTGATTTAGACCTCTACCCTTATCGTACTCAAGAGAAAATAATTGGAAAATATACAAGAGAGCAACTTAAAAAAGCGTTAGATGCACCTGAATTAGATCCTAACCAAAAACAGTTGAGAAATATCTCTAAGTTCTTATATAATGCTTCATCTCATTATAAAAATTTAGTTTCATATTTTGCTGAGATACCAACACTTGACCATTACATTGATACATATTCCTTTGATCCTGATAAGGTTAATATTAAAAAATTAAAGAAATCTTATTTTGATGTTTTGAGTTTAGTTGAAAATATGAATATAAAACATGAATTCAGCAAGGTACTCCATTCTGTTTTTAAGGAAGGAGTATTTTTTGGTTATAAACATCAAAATAATGAATCATTTTTTATTCAACAGTTAGATGCTGATTACTGTAAGATTACATTTATCGAAGATGGTTTGTATGGTTTTGCTTTTAACTTTGCCTATTTCTTTATTTATCCAGAACGTCTAAATATGTTCCCTGATGAATTTAAAAGAATTTATAAAGAAGAATATGAAGAACAATTTAAGAAGAAACGAGTTAGATCTAATAACTATTATTGGTCTGATTTATCATCTGAAAATACAATTTGTATCAAATACGATGAAACTTCATGGTACGCTATCCCTCCTTTCATTGGATTATTTGAAAGTTTATTAGATATATCTGATTTTAAAGAACTACAAAAGGCGAAAGAAGTTATTGATAACTATAAATTAATAACTATGAAGATTCCTTTAAATGAAAGTTCTGACGAAGTGGATGATTATGCTATTTCTGCTGAACATGCTCAAATTTTCCAACATAACGTTGAATCTGTGGTTCCTGACCAAATAGGTGTTGCGTCCGTACCATTAGAAGTTAATGTCATTGATTTTGAGCGTGATAGAGTTGATAAAAACAAAGTTGCAGATGCTACATCGCAATATTTTAAAGAAGCTGGTATATCAGAACAATTATTCTCAACTGATACAACTGGAGCGATAGGTGTTGGGTTTAGTGTAAAAACAGATGAAGCAAAAGCTTTTACAATTGTAAGACAAATTGAAAGATGGATTAATAGGATGTTGAAGAATTTAAAAACACCTTATAAATTTAGAATCATTATGCCTAATGTTTCATTATTTAACCAAAGTGATCTTGTTAGTTCTACATTAACAAATACCCAATTCGGATTACCTGAAAAGTTAAAGTTACTTGCACTTTCTGGTTCTACCCCATCTTCTGCAACTACGACTGCGTTACTTGAGAATGAAGTTTTACAGTTGGATCAGAAATTTAAACCTCTTGCATCTGCACATACTCAAGCCGGAGAAAATGATAAAGGTGGAGCACCTAAAAAAGATACTAAAGATTTGAGTAAATCAGGTGCTAAAACAAGAGATAATTTAGAGAATGATAATAAAACAAAATAATTTGATATTATTTGGAAGGAGGTGAAATTATTGAAAACTTTGCACTTCCAATCAACTATTGTTGAAAGTGAAAAAATTAATCCTCTATTTACTAAAGTTAAAATTCATGTTGCGTATGATGGTGAAAATAGAAACGGAAGTTTTATTAGTCGTGAGACTTTTGATAAAGCTGCTCCATCTGCTATGTTCTGCCCGATCATTGGAGAGTGGTCTGAGTCAATTGAAGATTTCCAAGGCCATGGTGGAAAATTAGAAATTAAAGATAATTCTATTGAGTTTGTTCAAACTACAATTCCTTATGGATGTATTAGTAACGAAGAACCCACTTGGGAAACAGTTGAAGATGAAAATGGTGAATCAAGAGATTACTTCACATTGACAGGATATATTTGGGCTTCACGTTATCCAGAGTTAGAATCATTAATTGAAAATGAAAAAAAATCTCACAGTATGGAAATAGAAATCATCGATGGAAAATATCAAAATATTGATGGCAAAAAAATTTATGCTATCAATGATATGGTATTCAGTGGTTTCTGTATTCTTGGTGATGATGTTGAACCTTGTTTTCAAAGTAGTGCAATTTCTACATATTCTTTAAATAAAGATAAATTTACAAAAGAATTCAAGCAAATGATGAATGAATTAAAATTCTCTCTTGAACATATTGAGAATGAAAATAATTCAGTTCAAGAAGGAGGTAAAAAAATGGAAGAATTACAATTACTTCTTGATAAATATAGTTTAACTCTTGAAGATTTAACTTCTAAGGAAATTAATCATGAAGAATTTAGTCTTGAAGAATTAGAAAATAAAATTCAAGAAGTATTTAAACAAGAAGAACCTAAAGATGAATTCACTCTTACTGCTGAACAATTGGAAGATGAATTAAAACGTGAATTAGGTGAAATTGAAGTAATTCAAGATCAATATTGGGAAGATTATTCTTATCCACGTTTCAGTTTTGTAGATTATATGCCTGAGAAAAATATTGTAGTCGCTTTTGATTGTAAAGAAGGAACTTTAGTTGGTATGGGATATTCTTTAGTCAATGAAAACGTTGAAGTGGATGCTACTTCTGCTGTTAGATACAAAGTTGATTTTGTTCCAATGGATTTAGCTGGTGATCCTGATGGAGATATGGGATTAATGTCATTAACTCA